AAAACTCACTTAACACATAACCTGAACCACCTTGCCCAACAAAGTTTAGGTTGTCTGTGCCGTCAATCTTTATTCTACTACCATTGATTAAGTCAAGAAAGAAATCGGAATTGTTTTTTCTAGCTACTACTTCAGGTGGACAGAGTAAGTCTATAAGTTTTTTACCACCCGCCCATTCACAGATGTTATCCCACAATGCTCTTTGCGCCCAAGCTCTTGTTGGGAATAGGTAGTAGTAATTACCTGTGGTGGTTATAGCTCTCTTCATCATGGCGTTGAATGAGGTTACATCCTTACCCGCTCTTCTGTGCCATGATATAACAGAATATTGTTTACCCTCATCAAATGCTTTTAAGAATGGTAATTGGTAATCTCTAGGTTCAATCGTTGGAATTTGAACTTTCATCAAGCTCTCCTGCATAACACATCATACATATACATTTTAGAAGGCAACCATTTTTATCTATCTCTTCAAGAATAGGATTATCCTTTGAATCTACACAACAACATTTCTCACAACTCTTATATCTTTGTGACATTATTCACACATCCCATTGGTATTACAATCTTATCTGCTAAATCGCAAGTATCTAAATATCTACTTGTTATAACCCTTATATATTTTTTTGTCAAGCTATCTATCCAACCTACAGTTTCTGCTTGGCATGGTTCTATCTCATCCTCTGTGTGGACATCTACCACAATGTCTACCCACTCAACCAATACCCTGTCGTGTTTTTTAAGTTTCCATTTCATATTCAAACTCTATTCCGCAGTACGGACAGTATCTTGGGTCATTAAGCTCTAAAGGCAACTCATGTATAAAGAAATAATTCTGACAATTAAAACATTCCATATATGTTAGGTTTGGTAACATTCTAATTATTTCGTCTGCTTCGATTTTTTGCTCCTAACTTTTTTTGGAGAATAGTTAACAACCTCAATAACGATGTCTTGCGTTTCCTCGCCAAGACCTGCCAACCTAGCAAGCTTATCAGATGCCTGTGCATTACCCTTAGAGCTTTCCGCATACAGATGTTCTAGTACAGATTGTCGTAACCCTTCTTTGTCATCTAGGTTAATTGTAGCTGATTTAGTTTTCTCAAGTTTTTTTTCTACTTTATCAACTTTTTTTTGAGCCAAGCTTAACTCTTGTGCAAATGACCACAATACTTTGTTGTCTGCTTCTTTAAGACGAGTATATATAGACTGTGCTGTTTCCATAAAACGCTTATAAGGCATAAGTATATTAAGAGTCAATATAAAAACTTTATCTTTTAACTTCAAATATTTGAAAAGTTGGTCGAGGTCTATATATACATATACGTAGCTATTGCTTCCCGATGCACCTCCCTAAAGACCCGCCCATTCGATATGTTTCTATCGATATAAAAGTATCGATTACAGAGGGTATTATAATATAATTATTTTTATTTGTCAACCCTTTACGCACGCGAGAACTAAAAAGATTTGTTTATCAGAAGAAAGGTGCAAACCTCTCTAGTTGTTCTTAGTATAGGGATTATTACAAGCTAATCATTAAAATATTGCCTGTTATATGTTCATTAAATGATATTAATTAAAAAAAAGTTTCTTCATTTTAATCAATGTTTACAAGGGTTTTATAATATATATAAAAAAAAGATTAAAAATAATTTGACATTAAATGAACAATCCTTAATTATGTAACACAAGATTAAGAACAACAGTTGCTCAACAAGGTTAGTACGCAGTTCTTAAGATTAAAAACAAGAGTCGCACAATGGACTCAAAAACATTTAGCGAAACGGATTGAAACGGTGAAATAATTCAATCAGATAAAGGGCTTATCAATAGGACGGAAGACCTAGCAAACCCGCAGACACTTCGGCAACGAATTGAAAAACGTAAGCAGAGCATATATCAGCGTAAAAAAGTGACGCTCATTAAAAAAAATAAAACGCCTGTTTTACAGTTAAATTAAACAAGTTGCAAAGGGAACGGACGGCGAAACGTCACGGCATATGACCAAGCGAAAGACAGTCATTGAGGTATATTAGCAACATATCAAGAAGCTATAAAACAAACATAAATAAGAGTAACTGTTTCTACGTTCAGTCTAAAAACGTAGGGAATTTTTATACTATCATCAAACTAAAAAAAAGGGAAAAAAATGTGGAAAACAAAAACATTTAAAACTTTAGAAGCACAAAAAAAATGGATAAAAACAAATGAGCATAACCACCAGATAGAAATATTATATATTAATAATTCTTATGGTGTTGAGTATAGAAGATTAATTCAATTATAATTAAAAACCGCACCACTTTTATTAAACGAAAGGATAAAAAATGACTGCAAGTGAAATAATGATAATGAATGAACTACCAAAAAATTCAGACGTTCAAAAGGAGTATATAAAAAATATAAATCAAAATTTTAGATTATATACATTTGATTTATGTTTAGATGGAAAAGCTAACAAAATTGTATTTAAAAATTGGGATACTAAAGAAGAAAAAATAATGATAATAGCAATATAAAATTAGGAGTAACAAAACAAATGAAAGTATATAAAATAGTTGTAAGAGATGTTTACGAAATAGAAGCAAAATCACCAAAAGAAGCAAAAGAAATATATGACAAGACTGACAAAGGCGAAATATTAGAAGAGTACTCAATATCTAAACCTAAATTAATTAAGAAAGATTAATAAGACCATTGGATACATTAGAAATAATGTATTCAGTAGTAATATTAATTAACAGAAAAGGATAAAACAAAATGTATATAGTAACAAAATATAAAAAAATATTAACGCCATTAGCATTAAATAATCGAGATTATTGGAGTTGGAAAGAAATAGAAACAGAAATAAAAGATTGGCTTAAATTCGAGTTAAATAAAAAAGAAAAAAACTACAAACTAAAATCTTATGAAGATTATTTTTTAGTTAATTCAATTTTTGGCGATAAAGATTATATTTCGGACGATAATCATTTATGGTCAGAACTCGAGCATATGTTTGGCGTTCATAATTCGTATGTAAGTAAAATTGGATTGTTTAATATTGATGATGAACAAACTTTAGTCGCTGAAATTAAAACAGATAATAATGATTTTCTTTACACTAGCTATTGGAAAATAAAAAGAGATGAAAATAACGAATTTGAAACAACTAAAATTGAATTAGACCACGATTTTAACCGCCTTATGTTAAATAACTTTGACAATCAATAATCTTAAAAAGGAGAAACGAAAATGGAACAATTATATTATTATGATGTACCAATGAGTAATGAAGATAAAATATTAGGTCTTAAAGAATTTATAAAAGATTCTAATTCGTTA